GTATTGGTAGCATGAAACCATCATCAGGTACTAGTAAAGGAGGATCTATAGTTTTTTGTGCTGCTTTGATAATGGTTTCGGACATCTTGTTAATCATTTTGATGTCTGCTAATGCTACCATCGCTGGTGATCTTCCATAGGTTTCTACAGAAGATTTTAAAAATCTGGGTACGACATACGGAAACTCATCATATCCGCTTTCTCCTAATAGTTCTGTTGTTTCTGGATCACAATAAATAGAAGCAAACGGTTTGTTTTTTGCGTCTATTTTTTTTGGATCAAAGTTTTCCCTGGGAAACACAATGTGTAGTAATTCTACTTCATCGTATGGATTTTTTTCATTTAGCTTATTAATTTTTTTCGATATATCACCGAACATATTGACAGCAGCTCTGGCTGACATTTTAAATATTCTGTAGACTGTATCGACTCTACCAAACTCATTTTCCTGGATAAAGATTTCTGAGATATGTCTGGTTGAAAAACGCAGCCCGTTGACTTCGTCTTTCTCAATCATCATTGATGCAGTTCCAAAAGTAATTAAGTCTGCATACAGCTCATGGACTTCTTGTTGAAAGTTAGATCTATTTAAAATCATGTACATCTGGTTTGTACATTCTTCCAACCATTCCATTGATTTATCATCCAGATTTAATTCTGGTCTTTTGTATGACATCATAAACCAAGGTGACGCTGCGTTCGTCAACATCCCGTGTAATGATGATGCTAGTAACTCTGCTGCATTGATTGCAGTTGAGTCAAAAATCTTTTCTGTTCTTTTATCTCCTCTCGCACGCTTTGTTGTTACATCAGCTCTGCGAGGTAATACATAGTCTGCAATCTCTTGCCAATGGCTTTCCCAAGTTCCCCTGGTGCTTTTTAATTGAGAAAATCTATGTACGAGTTCTTTGACGTTTGTTGCCATTAATCACCACCTAACTTTTGATTTTTGCCACCTAGTTGAAATTTTGTCAGATTTGCAAAATTAGATACCCCTTGATTATAAATCTCATCTACTGTTGGTGGTTTTTGTTTTTTTTCTTTACCTGATAATATGGAAGAAGCTATCGCTCCTACTGCACCACCTTGAGAAATAAAAGAGGGTACAATACCTTTGACTGGTTTTGTCTTTGGCATAAATTGAGCATAATTTGTCGGAGTAGGATCACCTGGTCTGTTTGTTAATTTTTGATTTCTAATAGCAGAGTCATCTTTAGCCTTACCACCAAATAAAGCTCTACCCGCATCCCCAATCACTTCTGAAATAGTCGGAGCAGATGAAACAATTCTTCCCGTATAATCTGCTGCTGTCGCTCCTGTCTTCAATACAGGTTTTGTGAGGGGTTCACCTGTCTTTGGATCTGTCATAATCTTTCCTGAAGCATCTCTTTTAAATTGTTTAAGATTTCCAACAGTGCCAGTCGTTTCAACAAATTGTATTCCTCGACCACGATTAGCAGCTTCTTCTAATTCTTTTTCTCTCTTCTTAGATATTTCTCCACCTGTCATAATGTTTTCCATTAACTCTGAAGATTTTGCAGCTCTACTTTTATTTCTATTAGCAGTTGCTGTCGTGCTGCTCATTAATACATCCCTCCACCTAAAAGTGTTTTTGTACCAATAGATGCTGGTTCTTCTACACCCATGACAGAAGTAAGGATTGTGCCTTCTCTTCCTTTTTTCTTTGACTTCTTACCTTCGTCACCAGGTTGTGTTGAGTCTGGTAAATCAGTAATTAATCTAGGCAACGGTGCTATTTTTTTGGCTGG